TTTGTTATCCAAATCCATATCATTTGGAACAGGAGTATTATTGGACTCCCTCATACGATGGAGTTCCAGCATAAACATAACAGAACAATATGTATGGCCAGAGTTGAAACAACGATTACAAAAGACTCAAGGGTTCATTGGATACAACCAAGACAAGTTGAAACAAAAGGTATTAGAAATATATGAATCTTGATATAACATTAGACCCAGAGATTGCAGAGGAACTAACACCCTCAATGTATTCTCATCTGACCCTAGAAACAGGTTCTACTGCATATATTGTAGGTAATGGGATGTCTAGAATAGGATTAGACTTAGACTTGCTTACAGGGGATGTATGGGGGTGTAATGCACTATATCGTGACTATACACCAGACTATTTGACCATTATAGATGTCAGTATCATGGGTGAGTGTTGTGATTTTAGATATCCAAAATTTGGAAAATGTTACTTCTCTGGAGAATGGGATGACCCATTAGGATTTGAAGAATACAATGTGATTAAAGGAACAATGGGTGTACCAGTAAAAGAATGGATAAACCCAAGTCATACTAAAGTGACTATGCATGGAAAGGGTAATGGGAATGTAGGTATCCTAGAAATGCAAGCAATAGGAATAGAGGATGACTATAAGATTTCAAAAGTTGGTGGCCCTCCAGAGGATTACCATCTATTTGAGAATTGGTTCGCAGGTACTACTGCAGCTGCAATGGCATCTATGAACCATGACTACGATAATGTAGTTTTTGTTGGATTTGATTCTATTTGGAATTATGATTCGACTAAATATAATAACATCTATGCTGGAACTGAATGTTATGGAACAGACCAAGACCCAGAGAACAACAGACTTGTTGAAACTGGTAATCAAGGTTGGATATCCCAGACAGACCAACTGAAAATTTTAGTTGACAAATTCCAAAACATAGACTATTATATAATGAAGGATGAATTAAGTGTTGAACCTTTGGAACAATACTTAGTTTAAATACAATAAAATAAAATGCAAATACAATGCAATACGAGGATAAATATATGTCATTTCAAGACTTAAAAAAATCTAGAGGTGGATTCGACACCTTACAAGCATCATTAGAAAAAACTTCTAGTGGTGGTGAAACTAAATCCTACAACGATGAACGATACTGGAAAATCGACTTAGATAAGACTGGTAATGGTTATGCAGTTGTAAGATTCCTACCAGCACCTCAAAACGAGGATATGCCTTGGATTCAATATTTTGACCATGGCTTCCAAGGGCCAGGTGGATGGTACATTGAGAAGTCTCTAACGACTCTTAATGATAAAGACCCAGTGTCAGAACACAATACTGAATTGTGGAACTCTGGTATTGAGTCCAACAAGGATATTGCAAGGAAACAAAAAAGAAGGTTGCACTATGTGTCAAACATTCTTGTAGTTTCTGACCCAACTCATCCAGAAAATGAAGGAAAGGTTATGCTTTTCAGATATGGAAAGAAAATCTTTGAAATGTTGAAAGACAAAATGCAACCACAGTTTCAAGATGAAACACCAGTAAATCCATTTGATTTATGGGAAGGTGCAGACTTTAAAATCAAAGTTCGTAAAGTAGATGGTTACTGGAACTATGATAAGTCTGAGTTTGCAACTCCAAAACCATTATCAGAAGATGATGAGAGATTGGAAGCAATTTGGAATAGTCAACATTCATTAAAGGATGTGATTGCACCAAGTGAGTTTAAATCTTATGATGAACTCAAACAAAAACTCGATAGAGTTTTAGGAATGACAGCATCCACTGCAACTGCAGCTTCGGTTGCATCAGATATGGATGATGTTGCATTTCCAAGTCCAGAACCATCAATTGTAGAACCTACAACTGCAAGTGCAGATGTAGAAGAAGATGACACAATGTCATACTTCCAAAAACTTGCAAATGATGTGTAAAGGATTGCAATCCTAAGTTATTTGAATTATAAATATACTATGCACTAATAGGATTGCTAGGGGACTGGGTTTCTAATTGACCCAGAGAGTTATACCAAGTAGGATGGTCGAGGTTTGGGTATACAATCGAGGTAAGGTATCGTGCGGCAGAGGATATCGGTTAAACTGCGGGGATGAACAACATCAACTGAGGGGCAGGTTTAACACCCAATTTTTCCAAGAGATAAGATAATGAGTAACTGGCATGGTGGCAAAGGTTCTAAGAGAAGAAATTCTAATGAAGAACTATATGGTGATAACTGGGAAAAAATCTTCGGTAAGAAGAAACCAGAGATAAAGTCACGCAAACATCAACCAGACCATAGTGTAACTCAAGTCCATAAGGACAGAACCAAAGTCATTCCAAGACACCAAAAATACAAATCAGAATAGGAGAATAACACATGAGTTATTCCAAGTATAATACCCCATCGGTAGGTAAAACTACATTTATGGATTATGACATGTACAGGACAGAAGATTGTAGGATACAATTAGATAAAGAGATAACTCTTGATAACTTAACACAAGGTAATTGGAAAGAAGGTGACCACCTTCTAGTTGAGGTTAAGGATGATATGGTAACTTTTACTAAGGTTGATGTAGTTTAATTAAGTTGCCCTGCATATGACAATGCAGAATGTTGACCCATGTTAGACCCAGATGCAACAAATCTCTTCTGGGACATATTATTTACTTGACTTTGATTTGTTGGTGCATTTATCTGAGTCAGTTGTGGTTGATTACCAAACATAGCATTTACTGCTGGTGAAATGGGTTGAGAAATATTAGGTGTTACAGAACCAATGTTTATTGTAACATCTTCCATATCTTCTAATGCCTCAGCAATTGCTTCAAGGTGTTTAACTTTTGTGTCTGTTATCTTAGCTAGTCCATCACCTATTGCAGCTAATCCATCACCTAATTTCTGTAAATTATCACCCAGTGCTGATGTAAGAGTTATTTTAGATAACTTTTTAAGTTCACCAGAGAAATCTTCTCCAATAAGACCTCTCATCCATCCACCAAATCCTTTTTCACCTTCTGGAAGTTCTGGGAATTCAAATCCTGCTAATGAATCTTTAAGTTTTGTAAGGTTATCAATAGAAACTGCCATGTCTTGGTCATACATGTTAACTGCAGCTGCAAGGTCTTCTAATGGGTGTTGTCCAATAATTTGAGACATTGAGAACCCTTTTGTTGATGACAATATTTCTCTAATGTCACCAGTTATAGTACCAAGCTGTTGTATGTTCTGTTTAATTCTTGGTATGTTGAGAGTCTCGAAAGGTATAATACTTTCTGCAAAGTTACCTAATCCTTTACCAACTACAACTAAGACACCAATTAATCCCATAACTGCTAATGCACCAACACCCATGATTAATGCACCAACACCACTGGTCATAATCATACCTAGTACACCCATTAGAGTTGCAAGACCTAACATACTACCAAGAACTTTAAGCATGTTAACCTTACCAAACTCTTGCATTCCTTCGAATGCACCCATCTTTTGACCTAATGCAAATGCACCAAAGACACCAGTAAGACCAATACCAAATGCAGCTCCACCTACAACTAATGCTTTACCCATTGCAAATGCAGACTTACCAAATGCAGTCATACCAGATGCAACAGTCATAAGTGCAGCTCCAGCAGGAGCTCCAAGTGCAGCTGCAGTTACTAAGAATAGAGATGCTTTTTGGAATACAAATCCACCTTCTCCAGAATCACCTTCCATCTGGGATTCTGGTTCTTGTCCTGGCTGACCAGTAGTTGTACTGGCTCCAGTTTTCTTTTTGTCTCTAGACCCTTGTTCAAGTTTTTTGTTTGTTTTTTTCTGTTCGTTAAGGTTGGTTCGGTCTACCTTTTTCCTTCTTTTGGATTCGGTGATAAAGTTTTTAATACCCATCGTCATCCTAAGAAGTATCGATGCAAAACTTCTCTTAAGTAAATTAAAGATAGTTCCTAAGAAAGGAATTTGTTGTAGTATACCAGCTAGAGGGCCAAAGAGATTCATTACCTTGTCTAAATCACCTTTTAAATCATCTTTCAATGCACCACCAATTTGACCAGCAGTTAAAGAACCATTTTCTTTAATAGTGTCACCTATTTTCTTGAACAATCCACCAGCTGTTTTACCAACAGTTCGTTCAAAATTGTTTAAATTTCTACCAAACTTTTGTTGTTCTTCTAATTGTCTTTCTTGTAAGATAAGTGCTTCTGTTTCTTGTTTGAAAACTGCATCATTTTCTTGATTGGTTTCTTTTGCTAATTCTTTAAGGTCAGACAATCTTTCTCTAACCATTTCTAGTTTTTCAGTAGTTTTTGCAATTTGCATGGCAGATACTTTATCGAAACCAAGACTTGATTCCAATAGTGCAGCTCTTTTTGCACGAACAGTTTGCTCATCAGTAAGTTTATCACCTACATCTTTTAATCTCTCTTCAAAACTTTTAAATGCATCAACTTGTCCTTTGGTAGTCTGTGCTGTAGACTTCCTTAGAGAAGTGATGAGTTTGTTTATCTGATTCTGAGCTTCCTTTTCGCTTAAACCTTTATCTTCATCTGCCATAATACTATTTATCTATTTTTCGTTGTTAGTCGAATGTTCTTTTGCAGCGGAGTTAACATATAGTCCAAACCATGCAGCTCCAGCACCTACCAGAATACTGATAAGACCAGATTGTTCCATTGAAGGTTCTGGTAATTCCATGAACCAGATGGCTGCATAATACACTAAGAATATGTAAACACTTAAGAATGCACGAGGCCAGATTCTCCATGCATCAACTGTTCTTGCAAGGTGAACCCACTTCTGCCATGGATTTACTGTGTCGTTTGCTTTTAAATCTCTTATCTCATCTTTAAGGGCACCATTCTCTTGAATCATCTCCATAAACTTCGATAAGTCCATTTCGACTTCGTTTCGACTCATGTCTCCACCAAATCTATCTCTGTTATCACTCATAATACTCTCCTATTAAATATGTGATTATTTATTCTGTTGTTGTTTCATCTTCAACTCCTCTTCTTCAAGGTGTTGAACGAGAAGGGAAACATATATTTCCCTTTCCCATTGATGCATATCATCTAACTCAGTTAACGACCATCCATGATGTTGGATTAGTCCAAAGTTTGTGTTTATGTAATTTGCAAGTGTCTCATGAGAAAGGGCTATGCGAAAAAATTCTGGATTCCTTCTAATAGCATCTTATTCGGATGACCACACTTACTACATCCATAATCTACAGTCTTTGTTAACTTAGGAAGGTCTTGAAACCATTCCATCATATGATTAAACTGTTCTATAGACAATTCATCAATAAAATCTTGTAACTCTTTGTCAGTAAAATCTGCTCTCTGATGTACATCGTTCTCATCAAATATAGACTCGATTGAACGAGTTAATATGGTGAAGATTTCTGCTGTACCTATCTCTGCTTTTTTACCCATAATATCTGTAACATCTCGGAAACTAGGTACTCGTAAGTTAACACCTACAGTATCAGTTATCATAACTTTAGGGTCTCCAATTTTACCAGTAACTTCAATTTCATTGATGTCAACTTCTACTTCTGTTGTTCCATCGCACTCTGGTTGATTCTCACAACCAAGAATCACTTTAGTTTTTTCTCCAACAGACTTTATACGAGTTTGTAAAAACAAATACTCCAAGTCTGTGTTTGCTAGGTCTTTTATAGTGTAGTTTTCTTCTAAAGTACTACACGAGTCCACTAGATTAATAACAGTATGTGATACTGTTTTAGTATCTCCATCTTCTAGTGCTTGAAGTAATACTTTCTGTTCACCTACAGTGAATGGTCTGTATTTTGCTTCAATTCCAGAAACAGGGAGTTTACAAAAATACTCAATGGTATTTAATTTAGGTAATGCCATAATATACTCCTATATCTTAAAAGATTGCGTCTTCAATCTTACCTCTAATCTTATTTCCAAACTTATTTATATGTTTATCTAAGAATCCCATCATAAGGTTGTCTGGTTTAGTATTCATAAATTCAGTATGATAATATCTATATCTGAATTGTGTATTGAATTTTAATACATCTGCTGATTCTTGTGATAATGCAGAAACACCTATTTGAACTGGAAATGCATCAGTCATTATACAACGATAGTTTACTCTACCAGCTTTATTTAATGCTTCTACATATATTACACCAGTGTAATCATCATGAAATCTTGAATGAAATGCTCCAGATGTTCCATTTGATTGATAACTATTCATAGTGCCTTGCCACATTTCAACTAATTGTCTTTCTTCAAAATCATTTGTTACTAAGAACTCACAATCAAATTGGTCATATTGTGGTTTATGTGGTATTGCTCTTTTAGGCCCATACTCTGAATCTTCTGTTGTAAAGAATCCTCGGCCTGGAATTCCAGCACTAGTACATTTAATTCCTTTTATTGCAAGACCAGTATTCTTTGCACCAGTACCAAACATTGCAACATTAAATCTGTTTGCAAATTGAACACCAGTTTGCATTTGTGCTTTAAATCTGTCTATCTTCATGCCATTTTCTTCCTACTTTCTTTCCAAACTGCATCCATACTTGATTTCTTGAATGACTCTATTGGTAAAAATATTGCTATTTCCCAGTCTGCACTATCTACTTTTGCAAATTGACTTCTCACATTTGCAGATAGGTAATGTTTATAACATGCTTTATAGTATGGTTTACCACTAATTCCTTTCAGTAATTGATAGGTTAATTTAAACCTTGTAGTATCATCATACTTATCATTAGTTGTTCTATCGTACAAACTATCTAAAAATTGTGCTCTTAATGAGTGTGGTAGATAGTGTAGATTCAATCCATAAAATCCACCTTTAGCAGGTTCTACTGGTATACACAA